AGCTTCTGTTAACTCAGCACCTGAACCAAGTGTAAGAGTACCTGTAACTGTAAGATTATCATTTATTGTTACTTCAGAAGTTGAATGTCCAATTGAAATTGGTACACCTGAAGTTACAGTACCAATAGTAATACCATTTGAAGTATTAGAATTATCTATATTTAAAGAGGTTGTCGCATCCAATGAAATGGTTGTACCATCTACAGCAAGAGTTCCATCTATATCTGTATTATCTAAATTAGCAGTACCGTCAACATCTATATCTCCTGCCAGATCAATACCGGCAGATCCTGCCAAGACTAAATCATCTTCAGATTCATCCCACAACATATAAGAACTAGCTGTAGCTCCAAAAAACTTAACATCGTAGCCAGTATCATCAACACCTACAGTAATAGTCCCATCTACTTGAACTGCACCATCAATATCTACGGCATCTAAATTAGTAGTTCCATCAATGTCAGCATCACCTGAAATATCTAAAGAACCTGCATCAAGCTCACCTGTAAGTGTTACATTTCTAAAACTTGCTACGTCTTTATTAGAGTCTACCGTAACTACTTTACTAGCTACTACTGTACCTACAGAAGATCCAGTATCACTATAGTTAAGTTCTGCTGCAGTAGCTGTTACGCCATCTAAGATGTTTAACTCTGCTGCAGTACTTGTCACACCATCTAAAATATTTAATTCAGCGGCTGTTGCTGAAATAGCAGTACCGTTAAAATTTATCGCATCTGCATAAAGAGTACCATCAAAATAACCATCTTTAAATTCTAAAGAAGATGTACCAAGATCAATATCATTATCTGTTACAGGTACAATAGCACCATCTTGAATCCTAATTTGTTCTACAGCACTGCTGGAGACCTGTACAAAAAAGCCCCAGCGATTATTAGTACTATCGACTACAATCTTATTAAGAAAGTCTAAATCACCAATAGTATGAATGTTACCACCTTGACCAGCAGTTCCATCATGTCTGTGTCCAGTAGTACTTGCACTACTTGAAGAATATGTAAAAGCATTTACAAGTTGGTTATATTCATTGTTAAACAGAGCAGCCGTAATAGTATCTCCGTCTGACATAGAACTTTGTCGTGTATAAGTCTGAGCCATTTATTATCTCCTGCCTACTGGCATATAATCTATATAAATACCATTTACTGCGTAAGAAGATTTTTGATCTTCGCTACTAATTCTAAAACTGCACGTATTACCAGAACCTTCTAATGTTATTCTTTCCATAGGATCACTTGTTGCTCCAAAATTTGCAGAATTAAATGTAGAAGAACCGAAAATGGCAGGCAAATCAATTGTTGTTATTTCAACTGGTTCTGGTTGAGGAGTATCTGTATTTTCATAATCAAATCTAAGTCTAAATGTAGGAGAACATTCTCCTTCAGGACTAAAAGAAATTCTAGCATATTTTAATGTTTTTCTTGTTCCAATATCTCCAAAATCAAAATCAGGTGTCTGATAAGTTGCTGTAATATTTCCAGTAGATCCTCCCGAATAAAAAGAAGATCCTGTATCATGGTTATAAATATAACCGTCTTTATCACCATGATATACTTTTTCTATTCCGTCTTTATCCAAATCAGAAGTAAAACCAAGAGCTTGAATACCTTGAGTTTCTGACCAAGAAAAACCATTCCCTGTTAAAGTTCCTATAATTCCTTTCCCAAGCGTAGGATTTTCTGAAGTTTTACTATAAAATAATCTATACTGAGATTTACTTCTCAATACTCCGCTTGTTATAATGTATCCAGAATCAGAAACAATGTCAGTAATAATACTCTGTATTTGTCTACTCACAGATCCTAATTCTACGTCACCAATTCTAGCCGTACCGGCAATAGTTCTAATACCATCTGGGGCTAGAAAAACTAAGTCCCCGCCAATTTCTTGAATACTTCCACCATTAACACATCCTACGTTTTTAGTAATAGGTACAATTGCAATGTTGCTTGAGTCATTTATATTAATTAACTTATGAATACTATTACTACAAAATATAATTAAATCATCTCTAAAGCTTGAAAGACCTTCTACTTGATCTTCTATTACAATACTTCCTGAACCAGTACTGCTGAAGCTGTCAATATCATTAGTACCACTATAATAAACTGTGTTTTTAGCAGCAGAAGCTCCAGCAACTACTAAATGTTTATCGTGTATAGCGGCATATGCTGGACCAATTGTACTACTAACAGTTATTTCTTTTGCAAAAAATGTTCTGGAGGTTAAGCCACCTGTACCAGTCATCTGAAAAAGAAAAGGTTCGTTCACACCGTCACAAATTACTAATTCACCATAATCTGAATTACCCTCATAAATAGCAAACGTACATCGTCCTTGAGAAGTACGTGCAGCTACAGAACGTCCTGTAAATGTAGAATAGTTATCTCCTGCAGCATCTACAGACGCTCTATTTACTTGTAACCAAGTATCTTCACCATCAGTACTAAAAAATATTCCTGTTCCAGAACAAACAACAATACCGTCTGCATATACAGCCATTCCTAAAACACTATTAGAGCTATTGGGAAGTGTATCTCCAAACAAAGTATAGCCACTTACACGCCTGTAACCGCCGTCAGGATCTACTTCAAAGTTTTTTAATTTTGTAGCAAATCCGGGCTGTTTGAGCATTTCAAGTTGATTTAGATTTACATTTAAACCACCTTGACAAGAATATCCCCAAGGTTGAGACATTATATAAACCTTATACGATCATCTTTAAAATTACCCGGAGCAGGTTCCATAAGATGAAGTTTCATTAATTTTAAACTACGTTTATAATCTTCTAAGGCAAAGGCTGCTGCTTGAGAGTTTTCTTTAAACTGATGCATGTAATATCTAGCTCTTGCTAATAAAACTGGCTTATATACATCAGCAAATACTATAGCATCTCCGTAAGAATCTAATTCTGTAGGGAGGTCAAACGCAAAAAACCAGATCCTATAAACTTGGTCTGGTATAGGACTTACGCCAAACTTCCTACCATCTGGACTTTTTATTATTCTGGCAGGAACACCATACTGTTGAGTATCAGAATCATCTAAGTTTTCTGTAATTCTATAATAATCTTTCCACTCTTCTGTTGTAGTAAATCTAAGATTTCTAGATTCATATGGAGCAGATTCTCCGCTAACACCTACAGTAGTTAAATAAAAATTATCCCAGTCAATATATCCGTAATCAGTAGTCATAGAAGAACTAGCAGGTTTTAACTCATACCAACGAGTACCAGCTACTGTTTCTACATATGTATTACCATACATAGGATCTGTACCACCGCTTTCACCTGTAGCTAAAAAAGGCCACTGAGGTTCTTCATTAACAATATCTAAATAAGCTCTATTTATAAGATCTTTAGCGTGTTGTTGCACTCCTACAGCATTAGCAAAAGTTGAAGAAGTTAAAGCAACTTCATTCAACTCTCTTAAAAGCTCATTTGTTAATGTAAGATATGTAGCCATTATTTATGAACCTTTTGAATTTCAAAATTAGCAATTTTACTTGAGCCTTTATGAGGCTTGTATCCTTCTTTAGGATCTTTCATTAGCTTGTAAGTCTTTCCAGACTTCATCCAATGATAACCTTTAGGAGCAGAAACTTTCATTAGTAGGTTACGCTATTATTTTTTCCAGCTTTAGAGACACAAGCTTTTTCCAAAGCAAAAATATCAGATTTTACTTTACCACCGTGCATCTTTTTATCACGGTACATACCACCATACATTTTTTTATTGCGGGCTTTATCAGCCGCTGCTTTACCCTCTTTAGTATAGGGATATTTTTTACCATTAACCATCGGCATTATCTTTCTCCTTAATCTTGATCAGATTCAAAAGTTTTAGACGTTTCTCTTGCAAGCTCAAATTCACTTTTAGGTCTATTCAAAAGAGGATCTTTTCTGAAGATACGATCATAGTTCTCATCGTATGCGGCTTTATTAAAACCTTTCCTAAACCTACTTTCTTTACTTGCTATAGTTCCGGTAGATATTACAAATGGTTTTTCATCAGAACCTATTTGAGGCATTAATTACTCCTGAAAAAGATGGGGGCCACCTAAGCAGCCCCCGGTTAGTTTAGTCAATACCGTAGAAAGAAGATACGAGAGCGCCAGCACGAAGTACTTTGGCTCCGTAGACATGCAGACCACGGACAATATCACCAAAGCTATCAGGATCACGAATGACCTCAGAGTTGGTGATAGTTTGTGCAGTTGCCGTAGAACTGATATGACCAGCAATACACTTACCTGCTGCGTTAGTCGTAGAGGCAATGTTATTGGTCTTGTACATATCAAAACCACGAAGCTTGCCAGAGCTTACCAAGCCATTACGGATGGAACCCTGACCCGCGTTATAGTCAACTGACAAGAGCTTAGAAGAGCTTTGTACAAGGACTTCATAGAACTCGGGATTAGCCAAGAACCAGCGTCCTTCTTCAGGAACATTTTGCTCATCCAAGAGACGTGCCATGTGGGACAAAACGTCAATAGGATCATGCTCAGAAGTGCCAAAGCCGATGTCCAAGTTACCAGAACCGTCAAAGGTGCCTGCGGCAAGGTCAGTTGCGCTGTCCTCACCTAAGATATGGTTAGGGCTAGATGCAGATACACCATCAAACATCGTAGCAATTACACCTTCATCGAAGGCATCACGCAGAGCGTATGCAGCCGAAGAAGTTGCAGCTTCTCGCCAGTTAATGTGCGACATGTTGCTTTCAATATCATCAACGATGAACTTGAAGGCGTTAGCCGTATCCACAACCAACGTAACCTCTTGGTCCGTCAGCTTGGTAGCCGTTACATCTGCGCCTCTTTCATACTCGTAAACAGTGATTTCAGGTTCTTTAATAATGCGTACACTATCGCCAAACGATGAAATTTCACCAGCATAGTCAGTATTCGTAATAGCTTCTGCTACAGAAGATTTACGAAAGAAGTTAAGTACCTGCTTAGAATAAACTTTAGGCAGGAAGAATGAGTTCGTTTGACCTGCTACAGAGTTAGCAAAGTTAGCATTAGTATCTGTGCCGGGTTCAAACAAAGCATTGGATTGGTTATAAGCCATTGTTATGTACTCCTATATAAAACATAAGTTAGGCTACTACGCGACCCTCAGTTAAAGCTTGTTGAATTTCTTCTTCATATTTATCAAACTGATCAAGGGACATAGCAGCAATTTCCCGTTCAGTCCAGATTCTAGGTTGTTTAGCATCTACAGAAGTTGTTTTAGTTGATACCATATCTGCTGCCGAACCTTGCGGCTGTCGCCGTCTGGGCTGTGTTTGAGATATGCCATTTTCCATTT